TCCGGCCCAGGCTAGGGTGCTGTCAGCCCAGCTGGGGATCCCAGCAGAGCAGGTTGCCGGAAAGGCAGTGCTATACCATAACCTGACCAATCTTGCTGCAGAGGCTAATCGAGGTAGGGGTGTGATGTTCAAGATGCCTGATCTCAACGAGGCTGTGGAGCAAATGCCCGACTGGCTGAGCACGGCGCGCGAGGGTGTAGCGTCTAGGGTTACCTCAGGGCGGCGCATCCGAACTGCTGGGGATGTGGCAGTTGATAGGGCGTCTAGGGTTCCCGATCCTACTGGAGAGGTTGCAGTTAGAGCTAGCCGAGGCAAGCCAACAGTTGAGGCTGGTGGGCTGGTGACTCTCAAGAATCTCAAGGATGCACAGGGTAATGCCATTCGTGGGACCATTCAGAGGGTGTTCAAGGATCCGAAGAGTGGGCGCATGATGGCTGAGATCAAGCTGAGCAACGGCAAGGTTAGACGGGCCATGATGGAGAACGTCAGACCATTGGCTACAGCTGGAGAAGTGGCTAAGAGCACAGACATCAGTGCAGTTCAGGTTGGCACCAAGAGGATGCAGGTTGTGGGGAGTAGTGAGGAGGGATTGCATCTTAGACGCGCATTGGTTCGGAGAGGGGAAGGTGGAGAGCAGGTCTTCTTGAGGGGGCCGGTTCGGAAGATCCCGTGGGATGTTTTGGATAGGCGTCTGAATGAGGATGTGTCTAAGGGTAAGGTGGTTAGGGTGTTTAGAGGGGAAGGTGAGCCCGAGGTAAGAGGGACTCCTGGGCAGAGGATTGCCAAGGCTACAGTTCAAAACAAGATTCTAACTCCGCAGGCCGCTGTGGCTGGTATGAGAGGAGTGCTACTCAAGAGAGGAGGACTCAGTGGACAGACGCTGAATAGTGCAACGAGGGTGATGACTGCGGCGGTGAACAAGCTGATGAGAGATGGGGATGTTAAGGACTTCCAGGATACGGTGTTGAAGGTAGCCTTTGCTGGAAAGGAGTCGCTGAAGAACTGGGATCCTACGAAGCTTACTCCTGAGATGCAGGCAGCACATGCACAGGCCAATGCAGTAGCACAGAAGCTTCATTCGATTGGGCTGAGCGCTATGAAGCGATATGAGGTTGGGCCTGCCGAGGCTACAATCAAGAACCCTACGAAAGGAAAGGTCTTGGATACGATTGACGAGCTGTTTGTGAAGCACGAGGCTCCGGCCAAGCCGACGCAGAGATTCGAGTCCACGCAGTCTCGCAGGGAGCAGCTGCTCAATCGGGCTCCTAAGAGTTCCTATGAGCAGCAGGCTAACAAGATGTTGGCCAAGTCGGGGTTCTTCGAGCAGACCAAGCTTGGAGATCAGGGTTTATTGAGTGGTAAGGGAGACTATGAGTCGTTGAAGAGGTCCTTGGCTGGTGCTCTCCAGGCTGGGGATACACAGGCTGCTGCTGATATTAGGAAGCGCATGTATCAGATGAAGAAGACACCGAAGCTCCAGCGCCGCCCTTCAGAGATGCTGCTGCAGAGTGGGAAGCCGGAGGCTGGTGGAAAGAGTGCGCCTCAGATCGTTAAGGGTGGACAAGTAATTGGTGGTAGAATGTCGGAGCAGGACTTCCTCCAGATGGAGCGGGAGATGGCTCTGGCATCTGGGAAGACTGCGAAGGCTAAAGAGCTTGAGGATGTGATTACCAAGGGCATGAGCCCCGCCGAGACCTATGAGGTCCAGACAGGGAAGCAGCTTAAGCCGGTGGAGAAGGAGAGATTCAACTACTACGTGAGTAATCTGGGTGATCCTGAGAAGGGGCCGCTGGCTAAGATGCATTTGAAGGAGCAGTTTGGGGCGGAGTTTGCTACTGATGAGGGACCTAAACCGAAGGCTAGCAACATGCCGAAGCATATGCAGAGGACGCCAGAGCAGGCTAACTCAGAGTTGATTACGAAGATGATGCACATCCAGCTAAGAAAGGCTAAGGCAGCTGGAGATAAGGAGTTGATTGAGAAGATTGAAAAGCAGATGGCTGAGAGAGGGATGAAGTAATGGGCATTGGCCAGACTATCGCCAAGACTATCCTGGATGAGGCTGGAAACATCATCAAGCCTTTCGGCCATACTATTGAGTCTGAGGCGCTAGTCAGGGGTGTAGGAGAATCTACAACCTCGTCCTTGAAGCAGCTTAGTATTCTGGGTAGGCGGCTGGGTCAGAGCGGAAGAGCGTTCCTTAATCTAGAGGGACCCACAGCTGTAGAGCAGGCTGGGCTAATGGATAAGGTTACAGAGGCCGCTGATCTGAGAGCTTCAGGTTCCGCCCAGCAGTGGGATAACACACTGGATAGGTTGTTTCCACGAGGGGCTAGTAAGGCAGATGTGGAACATATCTCTGATGTTGCTGAGGGTCTGGTAGTTCCAAAGACACAGGCACATCTAGATGCTGCTAATGAATGGCACAATATCATGCAGGGGTATTCGGATGATGCTCTAGAGCTGGGACTCGATGAGCAGGTTGGAGGGGTGTGGCACAAGGTTTACCAGGAGGCAATGGCTAAGCCGGTGGTTGATCCGACCACAAACACAGTGAGGCAGAGGACTGAGGCTGAGGCTAGAGCTATGGCTACCAAGGCAGCCTCTCGGCCGTACCAGCCACGTGAGTTCTATGTGCCCCACTACTATACTCCTGGATCCATTCGGGAACTGGAAAGCAATCCAGCCAAGATGGAGAAGGCTATTGATCTAGTCATCAAGCGGGGATTTGCTGATGATAGGGATATGGGGAAGAAGATCGTGCAGATGTATCTGCGCCAGCCGGGAGAGTTTAGGGGTGGGCCGCTACAGCATAGCCGTGAACTGGATGGGATCATTGATGGAGGATATGATAAGGATCTCAGGAAGGTGGGCGCTAGGTATTTTGCTACAGCTTCCAAGCGGCTGGAGACAGCCAGGGTATTTGGGGCCAAGGATGAGCTAGCGACTAGCCTGTTCCAGAAGATTGCCTCGGAGAAGGGTAATGCCAAGGTAGCCAACAATTTGTATCTAGCGTTTGCTGACTCAGCTAACCCCGAGTTCAGGGCTCTGGCTCGGCTAGTGGCTCCTATCCATGCCATCACACTACTGAGTACTGCGGGCATTGTCCAGCCTAGTCAGATCTCAAATATCGTAGCCAGGGTGGGGTGGACTAGAACGCTGCGCGCCATGGCCGAGACTATGCTGGACTGGAAGAAGTCGAGTAAGTGGGGCGAACACGTTGGGGCCACGCTACATACGATTGCCAGTGACATGTCAATCGATTCGCCGTCTGGTGTATCGGCTATGTGGTCTAAAATGATTGGACTGGAGCAGCTAGACCGCTACAATAGAGTGGTGGCTGCAGTGGCAGGGCGGCTGTATGCTACAGATCTGGCTAAGGATCTAGCTGGCGGAGGGCTAAAGGGATTCAGGCTTAAGCACAATTTGAGGATGCTAGACAAGCTGGGGATCCAGGGGTCGCAGGTTATCGATCAGGCTGGCCAGCTCACTGAGGAGCAGACTAGACGAGCTGGCTATAGGCTGGCCAAGAACACCCAGTTTGCTACTGAAGTGCTTGATATGCCAGAGTTTAGGAACCAGCCTCTGGGTAGATTCACCTTCCTGTTCAAGAGCTTTGCGTTCCAGCAGGCGAAGTTCATCAAGGATGAGGTCCTCTTTGAGGCTATGAAGCATGGTAACTTCGCGCCCCTATTGAATTACTGGGGTTCGGTTGGGCCCACGGCATTCCTTATTGCCCCACTGGTGAGAGATATCAAGGGTAGGAAGCCACCACAGAATGATGATAAGTATGTGGAGGGTGGGCTGAGAATGATTGAGGATCTGGCTACGGCAGGGGCATTCGGGATGTACTGGGATGCAGCTAGAGCGCTTAACAACGGGCCGGGAGCGATTGTTAACTGGGCTACAGGACCTACAATCTCGGAGGGGCTGCAGTTCGTAAGCTCTGATGTGGCAGGGGTTGGGAGAGGGATTGCAAGGGGCGAGGGGCCTGACTTTGAGCCTGCGATCAAGCATTTGGTGGGTAGAGCGCCGCTAGTGGGGCAGTACATCAAGAATACTTGGTGGCCACAGCCGTAGGGAGTTGACTTATGAGCGAGATTCATGTAGGATACCTTCTGCAGGTGCTGTTGGCCTTGATTGTTGCTGCTCCACCTACTATCGCGATTGTGCTTACCCATCGCGCTTCTGTTAAGAAGACAGATATCATTGTGGCAAAGGTAGAAGAGGTCCATACTCTAGCTAATGATCGGCTAACTAAGGCGCTCAATCAGATTGACGAGCTAAATAGGACGGTTGGATCCTTGAGGAGTAAATGACCGGAGGTACTGATGTGCGAGTAGACATCTATAACCACAGTGATCCACAGATTCTGGCTCTGATGAAGATCATGAACGAAAAACTAACCGGCATCATCAATGAGGGGACTAAACAAATGGCTCTCGGACAAGACATTCTGGATGCAGTTACAGCAGAGGGTACGGCAGTTGATTCGATTATCGCGCTGTTGAATGGGCTGGTGGCTAATAACACGATTGATCAGGCCACGGCTACAGCCATTATGGCTGAGATTAGTAGCGACAAGGCTAAGCTGGAGGCTGCGATCACCGCGCATACTCCGTAACTTGAGGTAACCCATGGGCTTCATTCTTTCGCTGTTGAATGAGCAGACTGTTATTGCTGTGCTACAGGTTGTGGTTGGCGGCTGGGCCAAGAAACAGGCTTGGTTCGCCAACAAGTTCATCCCAGCCCTGACGTATATTGTTGCGCTAGTTGGCTTTACGCTAGCTCCTGCCAGTGCTCATGCTGCGAGCCTGCTGGGCAGTGTGGCTGGCCAGGGCGGCAATGTGCTGCTTCTGGCTGGACTGCAGAATCTGTTTGTTACTGGGACGCATAGCACGTGGAAGAACTTCGTGGTGCCTACGTTCTGGGATGCAGTTAAGATCCTTGCTGGACGCCTGGAGCAGAAGGTGGTGAAGGAGAAGGTGGAGGACTAATGCCTAGCATCTTCTCTAGAGACACCACCGTAACGAATGTTGCGATCACTATTCCACAGGGAACTCCCGCCCAGCAGGTTATTGTGGATGGGGTTACCTGTGGCGTGACGATGCCTGCGGCGAGCCTGCCGGTCGATGTGGTGGTTGATGCGACTGTGATTCTGAATGATGGGACTGCCCAGACTCAGTTCATGATCTATGGGCAGAAAGTGGTGCAGACCACGGCGAGCAAGAAAGATGGCTTTACGCTGTGGTATCCAGGCGGGATTAAGATTGGGGATAAGGGGAGCAATACTGCGGTGATTAGGGTGCTATTTGGTGCTACTGTGGCGTCGATTGACTTTGGCGTCAACTTCCACTACGAGTAACCATGCCTAATATCTATGCAGTTCGTGGAACCAACACAGCATCTCTGTCACTGACCATTCCCATCTATAACTGTACTGGAACCTCTGTCACCGTTCTGTCCTACTACGATGATATTAGCACTAGCATGACTTGCCAAGCGCCGAATAGCTACCTTGCTTCCGGTGTGCGAGTCGGTAGTACTATCACTGGCCCTGATCTTCCTTCTAATATTGAGGTAGATGCAGGGATTGGTGCTCATAATGTGACCTGGACTGGGATCACACCTTCGAGTGTGGATCATTCAGTCGATGGGGCACTAGTGACGTTTAACACGCCGAAGTCGAGGATTGTATTGGACTGGATCTCTGCGGGATTTGTGCAGAACGGCTCCACAGCTGCGAAGGAGCTAGCCGTCACGATCTGTGCGGAGAATCAAGCTGGATCCACCACTTGGACCGATTTTAATGCGGTGAGCAAGGCCCTTAGTTCGGCGGCCGGGAAGAAGGATGGAGCACTGTGGATGTTCCCGCAGGGACTGATCACCGGGAAGTTCGGGCTGGCGGCGAGGGTTACGCTGATGGCGCTGCTAGATCAGGCTTCGAATGGTTCATTTGATCTAGCTGTCGGATATCATGAAGTGTAAGCAGTGGATTATGATTCACCATTCCTTCACACCAGACACCCCTACAGTCTCGTGGGGTGCTGTAGAAAGATACCACAGGGAGGTCAAGGGATGGCTGGATGTGGGCTATCACTACGGAGTGGAGAGGATCGCAGACGGATACTATGCTATATTGGGGAGGGCGGAAGGGAAAGATGCAGCAGCTTGTTTCCAGGATGGGATGAACAAGACAGCTGTGCACATCTGTTGTATCGGCAACTACGATCTAGTAGCACCCCCGCAGGGGATGATCGACGTGATGATCAAGAGGATTATCCTGCCAGTGATGAGTAGGCATGGACTGCCCGTAGCAAACATCATTGGGCATAGGGATCACGCGCCCTATAAAACCTGTCCGGGCTCCCAGTTTGACCTGGGAGCCCTTCAGGACAGGGTAAGATCAGCCCTAGCTCAGTAGGGCTTCTTGGGCATCGGCTTCTTCGGCTTCTTCTTCGGCACTTAGATCACCCCCTATTTCTCCCCAGTTAGGGCCTGATCCCCAGGACACAGGCAGGTAGAAACCCCTAGCGATATTGTGGTATGGCATCTCTAGGATGCTAGCTGCTGTGGCTGCCCAGCTACGGGCTCGCAGCTTGGGGATCTCAAAGAGATAGCTATCGTGGACGATGGTGAGCAGCTTGCCCCCGAAGTCCTTGGCATGCTGAGAGATACGGGGCAGGCTGTACCACATGATGTCGGCTACGGTGGACTGTGGAATGAAGTCTAGGGCTGCAGGAATGTCCTTGTTGGGGGCCCAGAAGTAGCGCGCGCGCCCGAAGGGGTTCACAACCCTGCGCTCTGCCTGGACCTTGGCAACGACTGAATCCCTCCAGCCCTTGACTGTGGGGTAGGTTGAGTAGAACTGATCGAGGAGATGCTGGCACTCCTTCTGAGTCTTGGTGAGGCCGTACTTGGTGAAGAGAGTTTGGAGCTTCTCCTTGCCTGCGCCATACATGGTGGCGTAGGTAACGTTCTTAGCCTCCTTTCTACTACAGCCCCACATATCTGCGTGGAGCTGGTGGATGTCAGGCCCCCCTAGGCGTTGCATGAGCATCGCATCGCCCGAGACTGCCGCTACCACCCTTAGTTCTGCCTGAACATAGTCGAACTCTATGAAGATGTTCTTTGGATCATGGGGAACGTAAAGCTTCCTGGCCTCTTTGGGAAGCTGCATGATGTTAGGATCCCTAGCCTGGATTCGGCCAGTTCCCGCCATGCCCTTGCCACGTTCATCCTTATCCTTGGCCGTGGCTGTATAGGAAGGGTGAACACAACCATCTCCTGAGAGCTTGACCTCTGCATAGGTGGTGCGAAGCTTGTTAACCTTTCGCCAAGCCAGGAGGTATGAGAGACCGATGTGGGGATCGGGATATAGAGCCTGGAGACGCCTGATGGCCGTCTCATCGGTGGAGGGTTTGCGATCATCCCCAAACTGGATCTTGAGTTTGAGATCCTGGTAGAAGAGCTTCTTGAGTTGGGGATTGGAGCCGATGGAGATGTTGGGATGCAGGGCCTCCCATTGGGAGCGTAGGATTCCTTCTTGAGTATACAGCGTCACCAACCATGCTTCCCGGCGAGCTGGATCAAGCTTGAGTCCTGTCTTGGTGGCCTCAATAAGCACAGGAAGGCCCCGCATCATGTTCTCAAAGACGGCCGTTTGGCCGGTGGATGCTAGCTCCTCTTTGGTGATTTGGTAGAGGCGAAACGTCTGAGCCACGTCGAGAGCGTTGTATAGCTCCGGTTCGGACTCTGACTTGTGCTTCCAGCGCTTCGTGTCAAGGTAGAGAGAGGCGACAAAGTTGAGCCCTTTGGGTAGGTCGGGCTGTAGTGTTTGGCAAGCGTACATAGTGTCGTAAAGATAGCCTGACGATGGGACTCCGTCAGCTTCCAGGCGGGGGAGATCGTACGCGAGGTTGTGCCCGATGAGTAGCCGACCGCTGTGAATGTGCTCACGGATAGCTCCTTTGGTTTCTGAGTTCCAGGGTGCAGTCCAAGTACCAGCTTTGGTTGAAACTCCGATACGATTGATCCACTCATGTCCGATGATGGAGCGAGAGGTCTCGATGTCTAGGGCTAGTGGCCCAGTTCCAATGGGGCCTGGGACAGTGTCGTAGGTGAGGTCTGAGAAGGCTAGTTGTCCATCCAAGGCCCGTTTAACTCGGGCAATGTCATAGGCTAGGACAGCAGTGGCTTTGTAGCCTGTACGCATGACATAGGATGGATGGACCGTGGGGATGATATGCTGCAGGCTCGCAGGGAGGATAGGTAGGCTGCGAACCTTGATCTTTATGGATCGTGGATCTCCCTTCTTGTGTGTCTTGGTGTTGGTTTTGTAGGGGACGGTAGATAGGGTGTGTCGTACGAGTGGATCTCTGCAATCACTTGGTTCAAGGATGTAACCCCGCCAGTCAAGGATGCCGCCGTTAGTCCCCGTGAGACGCCAGAAGGCATCCCGGCCGAGGCATAGGACCACCCTTGCACTGGATTGCCGTACAGCTTCATCGAAGAGGTCCCAGTAAAGATCGAACTGGCGTTCAGAGGGGCTGGATCCGTCCTCTTGGACCTCGCCAATGGTGTTGATGGTGTAACAATCAGCCCGTGAGAATCCTGCCCGCTGAGCACATGACCAGAGTAGGCGTCCACTTGGACCCACAAAGGGCCGCCCCGCAACCAATTCTTCACGACCAGGAGCCATACCGACAACCAGGATAGGTGCATTGGGATCTCCATCCACCATTCCAGGTGGATAGTTAGACATTCTCCCCTCTCAGCTTCTGAACCTCATCTGAGACTGCATCAATGACCACATCACGGACAGCTTTGAGAGCTGTTGGGCTGAGGTTAAAAGTGTAGCCTCGATAGGCCCCCTTGCCAGTACCTAGATCTAGGATCTGGACAACAGGTGGGGGAGCCAGGGCAAAATGTGGATAATCAACTTGCTGGGGCGGCGGATCCCTTCGCGCGATGTAGTGCGTTGCTCCAGTCTGCTCGGGAAAGAGATCGAGTTGATCGGGGTCAAGTTCACGGGAAGGTTCGTAGTTACTTTTTGGTTCCAGGGATGGCATTGGTCTCTCCATACCAGTCAGCGGATTCAAGTCCAGGCCACAGGTTATTTGTGCACATGTACCCCATCATAGCGTAGTTAAGTAGATCGAGCCAAGTGTCGTTTATACTCTCGTCGGGCATGTCTCCCTTGCCTTGGATGTAGACTCGGCGAAGTCGAGACATCTTATCTTCGGCCCTAATGTAGCAACCCATGGCTCCAGTTCTAGCGATGTTACCACGGCCATACTTGCGCTGACGATCCTGCCAGAGTTTGAATGCTTTAGTCATTACATCAACCACAGCGCATTCAAGAATGATGTCACCACTAGATCCATCTACCATTACTTGGAAGTTATGAGGCCCATAAGTAGAGAGTAATTGGGCTCCCTCCTTAGTCCAGATTGCACGCTCCTCATCGGTGGGTTCTTGAGTGGGCTGAGGGGAGGGGGAAAACTTCTCCCCCTCCATCCACACCTTGCAGTTAGGGCAGTTCATGCCAGCTGTGTCGACGTAGAATTCTCCCTGACACTGAGGGCAAGTGAAGCGCGACATTAATCCTCCACGATGGTGAAGTTGCCGATATCCTGACGCCGCACACTGGCATCATAGCGATCCGGCTTGTCGATAATGACAGCGTTGACCTCGTGGTTGATGAGGGGAGAAGCGGCAGTGAAGTAGTCCTCCAGATTGAAGCCAGTGTCAGGGATGGTGAAGCCAACTGCCCGCAGGAGAGCGTTGACCCTGCCGAGACTGATCTCGGTCATGATGCGGTCGCCGGTTCCATCAGCTGCTTTGAGGTTGATGAGGTAGCTGGCCTTGGTGGAGCGTCCCACGTTAGTGCGGTCTACGCTGGCCGCCGAGACTTTGAAACGCAAACGCAGTGCGACACGATCCGTCTCGCCTCCCTTATCGTCCATGATGGGCTCAGCACTAGCCTCTTCGATGCGGAGGCGTTCGGTCCAGCGCTTGGTATTGTTGCGTCCGGTGACTGCGTTTTCTGGGGTTTTGAGGAGCGGGTTGTTCATCTCCTGGGAGGACTTGACGAGATCCGGGGACACAAACAGGTTCATTGGCTGCATGTTACTGCTCCTTCTTGGTGGTGACGAGACGGTAGTGGACGACTACTTCCTCAGGGGCAAGTTGGCCGATGTCCTCGGAATCAACATAGACTGAGGCGGTGTTGGGGAGAATCTCCCTTTCATTGTGGTCAAAGACAACCCAGACTGAGGTAGGGATTTTAGCGAGCTTGCGTTTGCGTTGCACTCAGGACCTCCACAGCGTTGTCGAATGCCTTCCAGAAGTTTACGGGATCTGGAGAAAGTGTGACTCTAGGAATCGGGTTAACTTCGTTCGGGTTGCGGAAGCCAGCCATCCAAGGACCAGAGTGTCGGGTATGAACAAGATACTCAGTAACCACTTTGTTACCCGGTTCAATCTTATCCTTGGCGGAAAAGCGGAATAGGTTATCAAACATTGCCGCGATAGCTTTAATGCCCGCCTTTCCCACGATAGTAGGACCACCATATACAGCGCCGACAACATCCTTTTCGTTGGGCTGGACCCAGTCCTCGTGGAAGACGACGATGAGGTTGAGGGGCTGGCGGAAGAGGTACTTGAGGATGAACATTGTTGATCGTTGGGCCGCTCCAAAGTCTCCCTCCATAGGTGCGGCGTGGTAGGTAGCAGTTCCCGGTTGGCCGAATGTGACATGCTTGTCGGAGAACTGGCCAGAATCTGCGTAGGCTGCAAGCAGCTCCTGGCTGGTGGTTGTCATGGTGTCCCAGATGATTGTGCCAACATCGGGGAAATCCTTTTTCCAGTCCTTGGTGGCGATAGCGACTCCCTCTGTAAGCGGGTCGTAGATGAGTTTTCCTCCTACGTTCTTAGCTTCGGGTTTGACGAGGATTAGATGCTCGCGGTTGTGAGGAAGGATGGAACCTAGCTCCTCGGAGCCGGGATCAGATGCGACGTAGATGGCTCTGCCACCCCAGTTACCGCCCCAAGGAAGGGCGGTAACTGTGCGGGTTTTGCCAGACTTAGGCAGGCCATAAACGGCGATACGCTTCAGCAACGAAGTCGGGTCAGGCCGTTCAGTTATTTTCAAATGCTCCCCGTAGTGTAGGTGGTTGTGGCGATATTGGTGTTGTAGTCAAGTGATGGGTAAGCACTAGCCGCCCAAGGACTAGTGGTATAGACCAAGGATCCAGGGATGTTATTTGGTCTAGGAGCTGGGATCCACTGTGTCTGTGTTCCTCTTGCAGCCTCTGCTGCTGCTCGCTGAAAAGCTAGTGCGCCTGCTAGTTCCTTAGTGGTTGTTCTTTCTGCGATAGGACTAAGGAACTGATTAGCTCTATCAGGCTTAGCTTTATTGAGGCCGGAGAGGAGGTCACCGAGTTCGAGTTCTGGCATAGGATCAACCCTCGTTGGGACCGAGGAGGTCGGTGATACGGATGTCGTCGCCCCAATCAGCGATGTAGAATCGATCAGTACACCCGTTGATACGCCCAAAGACAATAGGGTCCTTATACTCTCTAGTGGAAGTGACAGTGCAGACTTCCGTCTCATCGAAAATGGCCAGCGACTTGGCATGGGCAACCTTCTCCAGGACATCAGCAGGAGGCAGCTTGTCGTACTCAGCGGCAGGCACGAATTTGAGGGTGTCGTAGACGTGGTAGAGGTTCACACCCGCTTTACCCTGCCGCTTGAGGGTGGCCTCCTTGAGCTTGGCGTTGAAAGCGATGATCTGGTCCTCTGTGACGTAGCGGAAGTGTTCATAGGCCATCATCAACCTACGAGCACGGTCGGCAATCTCGTGGGCATGCTTTGCTGCGTTGGTGAAACCTGCCTTGGTGGCGAGGTCGGTGTGTTCAGCCAGCTTATTCACAGTTGCTCCTTCTCATAGGCTTTGGCAACGATGCGGGAGATTTCCAGTGGACGGAGGATGGGACGGCAATAGCTACCCCCTGCGATGACGAGTGCGACTGCTTGGGATTCGGGGATGCCGAGTTCCCGCAAGCTCGCCGAGGCAGCGTAGGCAGCTGAGTGACGGCCGGGTGTGCTAACTCCTTCTGTGAGAAAGGTTGCGGGTCGCTGTCCAATGTGCGGGAGCATTTGAGCCAGCCCCGTAAACGATTGGGGCGACTCATGTTCCACGATGGGTTCGTTGGGCGCGAGAGACAGTATAGCCTCTGCGGGAATGGGTGTCAAGCCCACGGTGGGATAGATGAAGTATGCTAGCCCTCCGTTCTTCTGGTTGGTGGTGCCTGGACAGCGAGCGACCCGGCTGAGGTCGGAGCAGCTTGGATCAACCCGGCAGCCGCACTCGTGGGTGTCGATGAGCCGGAGGAAATGGCTAGTCGCCCTTTCGATGCGCTGACGGTGCTCATTGGATTCGATCTTTGTGGGCTCGATCTCCAGCCACATCTGGCAGCCTCGCCCTGAGCTGATTACCGACAACGCCTTCAGCGAGCCGGGGATGATCTCGCTAATGTGACTAGCTACCATTCCCCCTGCAAGCAGGGCCTCGTGAGGGTCCTCCTTTGCTTCCTTAGTGACAGGGTCGATGTCGATGAGGATGCGACGCCAATGGGTGATGTCAGCGGAGCTAGCTTTGATGCGTCGGCTGAAGGTAGATGGGTTGAGGGTGACGTAGAAGTCCCAGTTGCGGAGGTTGTTTGCGGTGCGTGTGAAAGATGCTAGGGTGTCGCAACGACCCCCCTCAACTAGCTGGTTGCTCTTGGCGAAGAAACGTATGGGACCGCCAAGCAGATCCCAAACAGCCTCTAGCTGCTGTGCCGATGTGGTCATTTATGCCTCAGAAAGATGTACCCACATACGCACATGAGTACAAGTAAGATGAGGCAGACCACATATAGCCATTGTGGTATCAAGGGTTCCCCTCAGTGAACCAACGTTCGACCATGTAAGCAGCGCTAAGGAACGCGTTAGCATGAGTGGGTCGCCTCCTTTTCCTCAAGATGGTTGCGTGTCGCCTCATTCGCATGACTAGATTCTTAGCGTCACGGCGAATGAGTGGGATAGCGGGTTGTAGTTCGGGTGGAAGGATGTTAGGTAGGCAGTTCGTCCTCGTCCTTCGGTACCGTTGCATACCTATCCTCTAGATCTCGGAAGTAGCTGTTGTCGGTGATGGAGATGATGTTGTTGCAGACTTGGAGGTAGGGACAGGGGGAGTTACCGTAGCGGCCCATGCAAGCGGAGCGATTCTGGATGATGTCTTCAGTGGTGGAGACATTGTCATCGTCGATTCGCTCTGCGATGGTGGTGATGTCCCAGATAGCCTTTGAGACTTGACGGTTATCACGGGGGATGTACTGGATGGCCAGGGCTGCCTTGGGGTTCTCTGCCATTCGCTTCGCCGAGAGTTTGCGGACTGTGTTTAGAATCGTACCCGCATAAGGCGTGTAACCGTTTCGTTCGGCGAGGTATTGATACGCGCACTCGTGCCAGTCCCTCTCCATGTAGGCATAATAGAGAGCTAACGGCGTGGAGGCTGACACGGTTTTGTGCTGTAGATGCCAGTAGGAGCCATTCCAATAAACAAGGGCATCAAGTCGCCCCTGTAGCGTATGGTCAGGTCCAAGAGGTGCTTCAAGTTCTTTCTCCACAGCGATGATTTTCCAGTCATCGGGCTGTTGCCATTCACGAAACGCGGGTAAAATGGCTGTCAAGCCTTTGTCAAGCTTCTCCCTCAGATCGGACTCGGAAATGCAGGCAACTGCGAGCTGTGCACCAGCTTCGACGGCTTTGATGCTATCGCCCTTGAGGCGGGTTTCCATCATGGAGTGCCAAAGGGAGCCTAGCTCAAGGGCTAGGGATTTGGTGATGGGGCCGCGCCGGAGAGTGTGTTCGTAGAATGCCTTGGTAGGGCATTCCAGGTATGTGCGGAGGTTGCTAATGTTTATCTTCACCTAGCCATTCTCCCATCTGCTTGTACATCTTTCTGACAGAGGGTTTGTCACCAAGGACGATGTAGTAGACCTTGCCGTCTTTTGCTCCACCAACTACCTTGGTGTAGAGGACGGCGTGATCGGCGAACTTCATGGCCATGTTCAACAGAGGGCCTAGGGCTTCAGCAGTTTCGGCCTCTTCTCGCTTTATCATTGTTCCCTCACAAGTTGGCAGGCGCGGCTGTGGTTTTCCATTGCTACCTTTCGGCTCTTGGCTCTCCAGCATATCTCATCGTGGGGGCCTCCAAAGATCATGGTTTCAAAGAGGTCTGCCTTGCGGTCCCAACCGTGACGTAAACCTAGGAATACGGTTGAAACCTTCACCCCATCGTATTCACGCAGAGCAACACGGCGGACCGAGAAATCCCCGAGACTCTTTGCCCACGACATCAAAGAACACTTTTGGAGACGCTTTCCCTTCATTTTGAAGTGGAAAGGCGGAGATAAGGACCGTCTTGACATTCACCCTCCAAAATCTCGAAGGCCGCGTCAGCAGGTAGCTTCTCAGAGCCGCGTCCCTTGGCCAGAGACATGCGGATCTTGTTGGCTGAACGGCGCAAGTGTAGGTGGAAGTCGATGCTACCGGAGATGACTGAGTTGCCTCGGGCTGAGTAGTTAGCAGACATGGGCTCGTCGCCAGATGGTTTGCGGCTGTGATGGGTGAAGATGACGGTGCAGTTGAAGCTGTCGCGGAGCCGCTTGAGGATGGCCATGATGGCACCCATTTGGCGAGTGTCGTTCTCGTCGAGATCGTGGAAGCTGGCGAGGGTGTCGAAGATCACGACGTTATAGGCTACCTCTTCGTGCCATTTCTGGATGACTGCCAGGAAGCGTTTGTCGGTGAGGCTACCTCCCTCGTTGGTTAAGAAGTCTACTTGGCAGTCGTCCTGCTGGGCTGTGGATAAGCCTATGCCACGACCCAGCTTGCGGAATACTTCTGCGTAGTCCCAGTCGGGAGCGTCGTTGCCGAGGAAGAATGTGCGACGGCGTTCCCTTGGGGCGAAGGTCCCTAGCAGGGGCGTCATGGTGTCAAGTGCGAGGGCTGCGGCGAGCGAGAGTGCCGTTTTACCACAGCCCGGTTCGGCTGAGATCATGAGCAGAGTTCGTTCGGGGATTAGGCCGACGAAGAGGGGTGGAGGACGCTTGACTAGACCGTGGAAGAAGTCTAGGCCGCGCCGGATCTTGGACTGTTGGCGGAGGTATTCCTCTGCGTAGTCGTCTATGGATTGAGCTAGGTCTTGGGTCAGGGGCGAGGCTCCTTCCAATCCTTGAACCAGTGTAGCCCACCGCGATGACTTGATTGCCAACACATTAGCCAGACAATGGTATTGTCGTGCATGGCTCCGATGATGTCCTCGTTGCCGCTCCAGCCACCCGTGGCCAGTCGCAGCATGCCGCCCTCCATCGTGGCGAAGTCGGGCCAGTGCCAGACGGAGCGGATGAATAGAAACAAACCATGACAATCATTAGCATCCCATGCCTTGACTCGTTCTAAATCACTGTCAGTGGGGTAATCACTCATCGGGGTTCTCCGTGTCGATGATTTCGAGGTTATCTGCTACTTGACGCAGCAGGTCGCCTGCGAGGGGCATACTTTCCTCGTCCATGACGCGGGCGAGTTGGTTGAGGAGGCGCTTGGTGGCCTTCTCGATGTGAGGAGCGCAAGTGTTGCAGCACAGGAACTCGGCCGACTTCCGTGTGACTGAGTTCTCGTCCTCTTTCATGTTGCCTCCGCATGCGATAGTCGATTTCGTTTGCTTCAAAAGCACAGGCGGGACAGGGGGGTACACAGATCTCGATGTCGTCGGGTGCGGTGTGCTTGAACGGGTTCTTATTCCAGCGGCTCACGGTAGCTTCCTCCAGATGGTTGAGGGACTGATTCCCAACAGCTTGGCCGCCCGTGTCTTGTTACCCTTGGTGAGTTCAAGGGTTCTGAGGATGTGTTGGATCTCCACCTGTTCGAGGGTGAGCCAGTTCATGGCTGGTTTCTAGCTTTGATTGCCTGCATCCTAACGAGTAGATCAATAGCTGAATCGAGAGCTTGCTCTGCGTATTCGCACCGCTCTCGCATCTGAGCTAGATCATCTAGAGCGATGTCTAGCTTGTGCTTGTATTCCTTCTCCATAGCCGTAACCACGAGCGTCGTGGGCGGAAGTTTAGTCATCGGGGGATACTCGGAACTGGACAAGGCTGGATCTGGCCCCGTAGAAGCCAATGGCCAAATAGGCGACATACATTTGCCTCCTCGTAGCGGTTGACGGTTTCCAGATGGTCGATCCGCATGTAGCCTGTGTCGCCGAATGGGAGCTGCCACCAGAGCGAGTGGCCAGACTTGGGATCGCTCCAACTCGTGTAGCCAGAACGCTTTATCATGAAGGTGGTGTCGCGCTCGACTACCTCAGCACCGAGAACGCGGTTGCTATAATCGCTGCGATTGTTGGAGCTGTCAATAGCGATTAGTGCAAACTCGGTGCCCCCGCGACGCCACTGAGCCTCGGAGTTGTCCACGGGCATGTAGCCTTGCTGGACGGTGCCGGGGATTGCAGGGACGACTTGGGAGCCAGCGCCAGGGCCGGTGAGAACGGGCACCACGACCCAGCCCGTGCCGCTGACATCGAGGCGACGGGCTTCGTAGTAGGCGCAGCGTTTGCAGCCGGGCGGATCACAGGGGGCTGTCCACTCGAACTGCTTCCAGACGATGGTGAGGATGAGGGCTAGGATCATAGGTCCTTCAGGAGGTCGTCGATGTCGTCATCACTGATGGTTGGGCCATTGAACTTGTCGTAGGCTTTTGGGTTGTCCTTCAGGTCTTTGAACATGAGGAACTCAGGAGCGGGGACTGGGATTTCTTCGAGGCCCTTTCTGACCTCTTCCCAGGTTGCGCCACCTAGGGTTTCGGCCCATGAGTTGTTGATGGATTCGCCTTTGACAACACAAGCGACTTGGCCATCGGTCCAGCCGGTTGCGTAGACGGCTTCGCAGAAGTCGAGGAAGGACTTCCAAGTTTCGTCGCTTTCATCGCCATTGACCTTGAGCCTTTCGCGGATTTCGTTCATCACCTTGGGGAAGTTGCTGCCATCACGAGAGCGCCTGTCACCGCTGAGGAAGATCTCTTTCATGGTACCTCCTCTAGAACCATCTTTGTTTCTAGTGGGACGAAGTTCATGCAACCACAGACGTGGGGTACAAGCAGCTCGTCCTTGACTCTCTGTCTGATCTTGCTTTCCCCGTAGTCATTTATGTGGTCTCTTAGCCATTGCTTGCCGGGTGTGAGGGTTTCACGGACTTTTGCGTCCGCCCAGAACAAATCCCATTTTACAGGGTCCAAATCCACTTTTCTGCCCTGGTGTAGAGAGCCGGGGGAATCGCAACATTCGCCGTCTTTGTAGAGGAAGGGGCAGAGTGGTTGGTTGAGCTGGCAGTTGTGGAACTCTTCTCTATGGCCACAGTTGGCGCAGATCATGGCCTCTCCTTGAACTTGGTGCATGAACACGTTTTCAACCTCATGTAAACCTGTACTTGTGCCGCCGTTAGTTCTATTGCCTTTTTGTTTGGCGTCCGATTTCCGTTCATTCTCAGATACTTGTCTGCGAAGGCTAAGAGGCCCTCCTTGTTGATGGGCAGGCGTTTGAAGCCCTTACCCAGACAGCGCTTGGAGGTTTCGTAGGGAGAATACTTGGGACGACGGCGGTTATGGAGATCAATGACATGGCCACAGATACAGGTGGGTCTTCTTATCCGCTTGGCCTTGGGTTTGACCTTGCGTTTGCGTTTAGTCTTTGCCGAAGCCGAAGATCTTGGCGACATAGCTGCTCCTGATGTCGACGGTTGAGATGTGGCACATGGTTCGGCAGGCAACAGAGACGTGCTTGGGGAGAGTACGGCCCTGCTCAGCGGCGTCGATGAGGATAGCGTTGGCACCCAGGACCAGCTTGTAGCAGGTCATGAGGGTGCTGACATCGTGGGCGAGATCCTCCTTGGAGAGAGTGAGGAGCTTCTCCACTTCCTCATTGTGGGACTTCTCATTGGCCTTGTCGCGCTGCTTGAGAGTTGGCTTCTGAGGCTGGTCCTGCGGCTCTTCCTCGCCCTTGCCTGTGAAGTTGAAGGCGTTACCCATTGGTGTGCTCCTTACCGTTGATGATGCTCTTGACGCTGATCTCCAACTCGGCGAAGTGCAGCTTCTTGACCATGTTGTTTGCGTCCTTGCCGAGGGAAGCCACGAGTTTGATGGCAGCTTCCTCGAACTGGGCCGAGGCTTCGGGGTGGAGGTTGAATTGCTGTTCGATGATGGTGAGGGCACCAATGAGGAAGGTGACGGACTTGCAGAGGTTGTCGTAGTCCTCGCGCAACTGCTTGCCAAAGTCCTCGGGCAGGTCTTCTGGCTTCTTGACCTTGTCGAGTGCATCTCCGATGAGCTTGTCGATGGTGGCTGAGATCTTGTCCTTCTTCTCCTGCCGTTCTTTGTCGGTCATTTGGTCCTCAGTCGAGTGAGTAGCCGGATTGGGGCTTGTGGGCGCTGTTGGAGTGGCCACAGCCAGCACCAGTGATGCAGTCCATGCAAATTGCACAGCCGTAGCAGGCAGGGGTTCTGCCCTTGCAAGGGAGGATGCCACAACACTTTAGGGGCTTGAGCTTGGTCTTCTCATCGAGGACCTTATCAATGCCCTTGAGCATGTCCTCCACTCCTTCGACCTTGGATTCGATCTTGGCGTCGAAGAAGTCTTGGCCCCCCTTGGAGCCATCCTCTGGCTTGGGAGTCTTAGTCTTCTGATCCATTCAAGCCCTCCGCACAGACATTGCAGGTTGGATTTGGGCCACAATGCTCACAGTCCGCGTGAGAATCCACCCTGCAACCAACATTACAACCACAGCAAGCGGTTTTTTTGATGACTATTTTCTTCTTTGATCGAATCCAAGGTCGAAGGCGTGGTGGTTTGGCTGCGAGGGCTGCTTCGTCGGTGAAGGCTTTGGCCTTGTTGAGGATGTCTGAAGCATCAACTATGGCAGCCTCGTCCTGAGTGCTAGGCTGGAGTGGCTGCTGGGGCTTGGTCGACTGCTTCACCCTTTCCTCCATGCTTGAAGATACGATCCACTTCGTTGCGCCAACCTGAGACGAAGTCGGCGATCTGCTCCTTGTGGTCGAGGACCAAGTTCTGCGTCAGGACACTCTCGATGCAGGCACAAAGGTCCATCTCAGTGATACCAGAGGACTTGCCGTTCTTGATGTCTCGGGACATTGCACGCTGAGCGGCTTGTCGACAGATGGACTCGATCATGGCACCAGAGACGAGATCACGGAGGCAGAAGTTCTTGGGTGATAGGCCGTTTTTGCGGTGGATGTCGTACATGATGCGCTCATCGGAGTAGAGGAAATCCACGGCAATCTCGGTCGCCACTGACACGGTAACATCCTTAGCCATTGGGAGATGGCGCAGATGGATGTTGAAGATGTGCCTGCCAGACTGCTTGTTGGGACGAGGAATCTGGATCTTGCGGTCGATGCGACCATCACGGGTGATGGCCGAGTCGAGCAACTCAGGGCGGTTGGTAGCTACGATGACGATGGCACCGGAGACTTCGAGCCCATCCATTTCCGTCAGGAAGGTGGGCACGATGGTGCGGTCCACGTCAGAGCTACGGCCGCTGCCTCGCTTGTTCATCACAGCCTCGGCTTCGTCGATGAAGATGACAGCGGGGAAGCCGGTGGTGCGGTAGAACTCGCGGGCTGCTGAGAACAGATCACGGATCTTCTGCTCGGCCATGCCGACCCAGGGCGAGAGAATCTCTGGGCCTTTGACCGAGATGAAACCGCCCTCGGTGGTGGTTGCACGGGAGTTGATGGTGGTGGCTACTGCCTTGGCAATCAACGACTTACCGCAGCCAGGAGGGCCGGTCATGAGCACGCCCTTGGGCGGCTTCATGTTGTAGTGATTGTAGATCTCCGGGTGGAGAAGCGGAGCCTCGAACACCTCAGCGAAGAACTCCCGGATGTCGTCGAGACCGCCAACATCGTCCCACGTGACTTGGAACTCGGGGCTGACCTTGTGGCCTGCGAGCGGCGGCTTGCCGAGATTGCGGAGGATGATGAGAGTGGACTGGTCCATCAACACATGGTCGCCTTCTTCGTAGGTGGCGGCTGCATCGTAGTAGACGACCACACTGTCGGTGGAGCTGGCGGTTGGGATGATCTCGCAGAAGCGGTTGTCGATGTAGCGCTTGAAGATGGCAGTTTTGCCGGGCAGCGGGAGGGTGATGATCTTCTCGATGCCCTTGGTGACTGAGCTAACCATCGCTTGGTCACCAGCACGAGCGATGTAGCCTTTAGGAGCCTTGGCGATGGCAACCTGACCACCGAGCAGCATGGCTACTGTGCCGGGTTCAGGGGACTTGTCAACGACGGTGCCAAGCTGACGAGGAGGAGTGAGGAGGGTTTCGAGCTTGTTCTGCATCTCCTCGATGATCTTCTTGGCCTCACGCAGCTTCTCTTCAAGCTCTTCCTTGGTGGCCATTACTTTGCTCCTTTGGGACGGAAAAAGCGTCTCCAACCACGAGGTTCCTTGGTGGGGGCAGCGGGAGGTAGATAGGTCACGCCTTCTTCGAGGATGTCTAGTTCTTCCATGAGCGAGAGTTCCTCATTGTGGAGTTGTCTCACCTTGAGTTGGGCTTGCTTCTTGTGGTTCGATTCCCCCTTGTGGTAGTGGCGATACGCCCGTGCGCTCCACAGGCCCAGTTGGGCTCTGACTTGGCGTAGCCGCTGTTGTAGCAACTGCGGTCGGGCGTTCACGGAGAGCCTCCTTCTCTTGCATGATGTCCAGTTCCTCCTGAATGGACGCGAGGCACCCTCTGCAATCTGTGGCCGGATCACCGTCGTGGAACAGGGCATGCGTGAAATATGAAACAGGGGCGTTAGAGCGGCGCTTGATGTCCGCCGCTGCTGCCTCCATCTGTTGCTTGGTGAGGTTGTGAGTGAAGGGAACGAGGACGTTGCGCTTCTTGTCGAGAACCATGAGGCCGAAGAACATCACTCCTCCTTCTCGACTTCTGGAACCCTGAAGCAGATGAGCTTACTGACTGCAAGAGCGTCGCCGTCAGTGTCCTCATCCCTAACCTGTTCGAGTTGGGAAGCCACAACGAAGAAGCCAGGATGCTCGAATGCCTCGTTGTGGATGCTACCCACGACGAGCTGGTCCCAATCGAGCGGTTGGGCTTTGTCGTCGGGAGCAATGGCATTGGTGAGGGTGTAACCACGGTTTGTGACGAAGATCTGGCAGTTGGCTAAGATGCAGAAACGGCGAATCCTGCCGAGATCTGGGTTCTCACAGAAGAGTGCTTCTGTCTTGGTACTGTCCTTGATGATGAAGGTAGGGAGAACGGTCTCAGAGAGTTGGAGTTTGCGAGCCATTGAGAAGATTCGGCCCATAGCGCCGATGGGGTGTGGGCTCTCGATGATGAGCCAGCTGCGGTCTAGGAGGCGGCTCTTGAAGGCCGCCTCCTCCTCCGGGCTGATTTTGGTGCTATCTTCCAGCCTTCCCATTGTTGTCTCCATTCTGCTGGAGGTAGAAGGATGCGATGCCCTGGAACATCTGGAGGTCGACCTGACCCTGATTGATGAGACGCCTTGTGAGTGAGGACCATTCCACTTCGGTCAGCGCAGAGGCCACGAGACGGGCTGCGAGGGGATTGGTCTTGAGATCGGGGACGATGACAGCCTTGGTGGCGTCCTCAACCAGCTTGACGCGGTTCCAGATGGACAAACGCTTGCCGGGGATCTTCTCGACGGCTGCGTCGTGGACCTTCTGGAACTTGGAGGGATTGGCGAGGAGATCAGCGTAGACAGCTGAGGTCGAGGACTTCCAGTTGGCCATGTTGACTTGCTTGCTCACTTGTAGCTCCTTGTGAAGGGGTTTTTGAACCAACCGAACCAACCCACACCCAAACCCATGATTCCGGCACAAAGCCAGCCCGTCCAGCTTGGGTAGTTCAGGATCTTGACAGCAGCATCAGTGATCAGAACCATTGGGCCGAACATGAGGATGGTGATGATGGTGTTGAGGATGTAGAAAGGCTCACGAGGCTTGCGCATCGGTCTCACTTTCGTCTGGATCTTCATCACCCAGGTGTTCGTAGACATGCCAGACGAGGCCAGAGGCAGCTTGGCACGTACCGAGATGAACGTAGTTCGGGAACGAAGGCGCTGAGTGCCCAGTGCCACAGACGTAGAAACTGCGCTCTTCTTTGGGGTTGTCAGTATCTTCATGGTGAACCCACAGGCAGATCCTTTCGCCCTGTGCTCCTACTGAGACAGGAGTGGAGTTGGTGTGGATGTTGAGCTTATTGAGGCCGGGGACGAGTTGGTATTTCCAGATGGTTCTCATGGTTCCCCTATCCTTTCCCTGATACCCTCCAAAACCTCCAGTTGTTCTTGGTAGATCTTGGTTTCGGCCCTCCAACGCTCTGCTGTTGAGGTTAGCAGCAAGGACGAGGGTATTGAAAACGGTCAGGAAGAGGGCGTAGAGGTTGTGTGTGCCCTTGATCCAGATAAGGCGGAGGAGGAGGGCGTGATTGAGAACCACAAGCGTCCAACTTACCCAGCGGATGGGCTCTCTAAACCTCCGCATTGGTCCTCCTCTTTGCCTTCTCGGGGGTGGGGTCGCAGTAGGCGATGAGGGAGGCAGTCTCGACGCGGAGACGACGGGTCCGCGTGTAGAAAAGCTTGGGAGGGATGGAGGCAGCCTCGATGGAGATGAACGTCCACTGGCGAAGCATGGCGAGCAACGAGTTACGCTCGGAGATCAACTGGCCTGCGGTCTTCATTCTCGACCTCCTGAAATGTGGCAACAGCGAGGTTACCACGGTAGGGCTCCCAGACAACCTCAACTAGCTTGAAGCCCTTGGCTCGCATGGCACGATCAAGGGCCGGGATGTCTGAGTTAGCGTGAACAGAGCGAACGTAGGGGATATGCATGGTGCTAGCGAACGCGCCAGATGCGGACACCTCCCTCGATGCTGCGGGTGATGAACTTGCGGCCATCAGAGCGCTTGCGGCAGTAGGCTCCGATGGCGCTGGAGATGTTCTTGGAGGCTTCGGGAAGGATGGTGAATGAGTCACCAACCTCCATGTCGTCAAAGGGATACTTGCTCATGCGGGTGATAGCTGGGATGGGTACATCGTGATCGATTGGGATTGTCATTCCTTCTTCTCCGGGAAGATGAGTGAGAGGACTTCTGTTCCCTTCAGGCGGCCAAGGTGTTGAACGTCGAGGTTCTCCTTTCCTGTACGGCCGACGAGAATCTCGAAGCAGGAGAGGCAGAGGATGTCGGCGTCTGGTGGGGTTTCGCTGCGAGTGGTTTGTGAGATGACCAGATCAGTGCCACACTCGGCACAAACTACTGGGAGTGAGCCACCAATGAGGTCCTTGTCGTTGCAGACGATGATGCTTCGATCAGCTTTGGGGATGTCCATTGTGGGCCTAGGATTTGAAGCCGGTGGTGATGAGGGCTGGGATTGCCACGCCGTTGAGATGGGCGTAGAGATCGCAGAGCTTGGTGGGGCTAGTTACGGCAGTCTCGGCGGCCCCATGGTCAGAAAGCCACTGGATTGCCTTGTCCTTGGGAAGCGGTCCAAACTCAAGGTTCAGAGCGCATCGCCCTGCCCGCGAGACTGCTGGGTGTAGCTTGGAGATGTCCTCGTTGGTGGTGATGAGCACGATGACCTTGAGGCCCTGACCAATGAGGCCATCAACGACGTTGAGAAGGCGAGAGAGAGCTTGGCCAGTGCGCTGCTTGGCGTCATAGGTGATGAGTTCACCACAGTCTTCGAGGACGAGAACATTGAGCTGGTTCTCATCATCACCAAACTCGTCTTTGAGGAGGACTCGCATCATGTAGTCTGAGTTGTCACCGAAGAAGTGATCAGGATCGGTAATGTAGCTGAACTTGGCCTTATCGTGCCAAGCTGACATGAGTGAGCGGATTGCCCATGTCTTGCCAGTGCCTGGCTCACCACGCCAGAGCACGAGATTGCCGCTACTGGCAGGCTGGAAGTCCTTGAACATCCAGCGATCCAGCTCCTGCACTACTCCCGGTGCGTAGTTAGAACGGATCTCGGTCCACGGCGTAACGGAAAGGCTGCGGGTTTGTTCCCTTGGGCCGCTGGGAGAGTAGAACCAGAAACCAACATGGACCTTGTTGGGGCTCTCAGGAGTGCTAGGGAAGTGCTTGAGTAGCATTTTGCCCAGGGCTGTGATCTGCTCCTCGTGGTTGGCTCCAATGCGGAACCAAACTCCACGATTCTGGCTGTGCTGAACCTCGATTGCAGCCCAGTGATCAACAGAGGTGAAGAGCACCTCAGTGAAGCCGTCGTCCCTGCTTCCCTTGTGGACGACGGTGAATCCTTCGATGGCTGAGGGGATCTCGGTGGCAGTGGTGCTCCAGTGCATGGAGCGCTCGAAAGCGATGAAGCGCTTGTCGAGGTATTGATCGAAGTGGACGCGGAAGTCGGTGTTCTCGTTGGTGTACATTAGGCTGGGATGGTCGCCTGCTTCTCGTTCGATGTCACGGTCGCTCATGGGATTCCTCCTGTAAAAAGAAAGCCCAGCCAGTGGTTAGCTGGCTGGGCCGCTTGCTACGGCTGACTGAGTTAGCGGTAGAGGACTGCGAGCTTCATGGTACGGGTGACAGGGATCTCAGCGAGATTGAAACCACCCTCGATGTTGTAGGAAGGAATCTCGAAGGTGCATCCCGGCGTGCGTTCACAGAGCGTAATGGCCTCTGCAAGAGACTGAGCATCCGGGAAGGCGTCGATGTGTCGCCACGAGCTGATGTTGGGCTCGGGAACGGGTGGGCCGGTAAGCCAAGGGTCGATGGGATCGCCACACTGGGAATCATCGGTCTGGCACTGGCAGCAGCCATCGTTGCAGAAGCGCCAACAGGCACAATGCGGCCCCGAGTCACAGATGCATCCACATCCACTCCAGACCGCAGCATAGTAGCCTGCATGAGCCTTGGGAGTGTAGAGGAACATCGAGGTGACTGCGAAGCCGAGGAGGAAGAGAAGCGTACTGCTGATGAGCTTACTCATAAGAACCCCTCTGGGTTACATGCAGCCACCACGGCTGCAAGGTGATATGAGGATAGGCGAAAGCGATCTTGTAGGCGACGCTTATCTTCGATCCAACCTACGGACCTATCCTCACAGAGATTGAGTAGGGGCTAGCCTCCTGTGGCTTGCGTCCACCGCTAGGGCAACCGCTCCGCAGAGCCAAAGGATGCGCCTAAGTCGGTGCGTGTGCTAACACTTGCTCCCTACTCACAACAGTGCGTGCTCGGCTGGTTTCGCCCCTCTGGAACAGCCGATAGTTTTTTCAAGGGGACACACACACTCACTACGAGGGCTTGTGTATCGAGCGCCACGAGGAGGCCGCTTCCGTTTCCACCCTCTACAACGCCAGCCCACGGTAGCAGCGCCCTGATACCGCTCGCATCAGCGACTTGTCCCTAGTGGCTGTCCTACCGCTAGGTTCTCGGGGCTGACTAACTTGGCTGGCCTGCCCAACGGCTTTGCTCCCCCTACTGCAAGCCGCTCACATCCCGTGTGACTATCGCTAGCTCGCATCTAGCATCGTGGGCAGGCTCAGGGCAAAAAAATAAGCCTAGAGGCCGAAGCCTCTAGGCTTATTGTGTTAGCCGAGGAGATTCTTCACGATCTTGTGAGCAGACTGCTGCTGAGTCTGAGCACGGCGACCGACGTAGAACTGGTGCCAGAGATTGCCGAGGAGTGTGAAACCACGAGCACCAGTGCCGGGAGATGCAACGGTGTCAGTGGCCTTGGGTGCTGATGCTTGGCCTCGGAAAGTGCGAGTGGTTCCAGCGTCGGGGATGATGTCCTCGGGATCGTAGCCGATGAAGATCTTGCCAGTGTCAGTCCTGACAGCGATCATGTTCACAGCTTCCTCGGGGAGTGGGAGAATCTCTACCACGTTGAGCGTCGCAATAGTCTTCTGCGTACTGGTGGGCATCGGGCTGCTCCTTGTGCGCTCGGGTGTGTGCGTGTGCGCGAGAGCCCGGAGCGCGAGCGGGATCGCGGCGGGGAGGCCCTGAGCACTGGTCGTGCCAAGCCTTGCGGCACAACGAGTTAGCCGCGTTGCTGCAATCGAGTTTGGTGAGAGTGAACCCGGCAGCCCCCCAACGCGCGCCACTGGACACACCCCTACCGGCCTTTACCTCCGCACCTATTTTTGAAAATTGCAAATTTCCCTTGACCCTGCTAAACTCTAGCCCATGACAATTGAGCCAATGGACGAGGAAGGACGCCCCAAAGGCGCTACCGACAAGGCCAAGTACCGCGCCAAATACTTCGAACTCAAGAAGGCCATCGTCGAGAACGAGCGCTACCTCAACACTCCCACCTACAAAACCGTCAACGACATCGCCATCGAGTGGGAAATTGAGCCCGGCAAGGTCCGCCAACTGCGCCACCGCATGGGTCTACGTCGTGGTCTAGGCATCACCCACAACGTACAGAAGTACTCTCGCCTCGCGCCCGGCCTCGACGAGGAAGGACTCCTCCGCAGTCTCGCCGACGAGCCCCTCATGAAGCCAGAAGACCGCCTTCGCATCCTCTCGCGCCTCGTACGCACCGGCGCGCCCATGATCAAGATCACAGCTATCAAGGCCATTGAAGATCTAACCCGCGTCACCACCGAGCGCATCGGCCCTCCCGATCCCCTATCAGCCGACGAAGCTATCTCTCGCCTCGCGAGACTGATGATCGCCGCTGGCAAGAAGATCTCCAGTGCTGCCTTCTCCCGTGCCTTCGAGGAGTCTAATGAACCAGGTTCACCATCGCCACAACCTGAAGAGGAGATATGGCCTGACACCGCCTCTTCTCCGTCGTCTGACCCGCCAGCAGCAGAACCGCTGCCTGATCTGCCTCCAGCCAGTCCCACTCCAGGTGGACCACTGCCACCAGACCCAGCGGATCCGGGGCCTCCTCTGCATGCAGTGCAACCTGGCCCTGGGCCTATTTGAGGACGACCTAAGCCGCCTCCACCGTGCCATCCGATACCTTGAGGGCAAATGCACACCCCGAAAACTAAAGTCGAATCCGCTGCCGCCCTTCCAGTCATCCAAGTAACCTGGGTGGACGCCTACCTCAACCCTGAGGATAGCGCTGCCCTCAAGCAGGTGCGCGACATCCGAGAGTTCGGCGAACTGCCCGTGGTCCAGGATGTGGGCTACCTCGTTCGCTGGAACGCCGCCGAGATCGTCCTTGCAGTTTCACGTTGTAACGCTGATAATGATATCCGTCACAGCAACACTATTCCCCGCAGTCTCGTGCGAGGGATAGATGTTCTAGCAGGGGAGCTACCGTGCCCGATGACCGCATTGATCCCGAGTCAGAAGGGCCGGAAGACGAAGGCCCGCCCAACCTTGGAGATATCACGCCATGGCTCATCGAATACGTCCGCATCAACTTCGCAGAACACAGTAGCCTACTCTACGACCAAACCCCGCATGGATCCATCCCCTCCATCGTCAAGTGGACCCTTGCGGGCCTAGTAGTCAACGCTCAATCTGACGATGACACCGGATTCACCGATCCAAGAGGAGATCTACCCAATGCCTAAGAAACTCGAAGAGGCGCTCAAGAAAGAAGCTGCCAAGAAAGGTCTCAAGGGAGACCGTGCCGATGCCTATGTCTATGGCACCCTCCGCAAGACTGGCTGGAAACCCAAGCGGGAGAAGTAGTGCCCCAGAAAGTCGGGTGGGACGCTGATTCTGAGCGTATTCTCTGGGCAGACATCTGCCGCAAGTCCTTCTGGCACTTTTGCGACTATGCCCTAGGATTCGGCGACCACCCCGACTTTCGCTGGTGGACTCCCCGAGTCCACCGCCCTTTCTGCAATTGGTTCCAACATAACGTGGAGGACTGGCTTGAGATCCGCGCAAAGAGGGAAAGCCGCTCCATTAACCTCATGGTTGTTGTCCACCGTGAGTTTGGTAAAACTATGGTTATCACCAAAGCCGGAACCCTCTGGCTCCATCTCCTCAACCCTGATCTTTCATCGTACATTGGCTCATCTACAGTCACGCGAGCCCAAAGCTTCTTCGCGCCGATCAAAACGATCCTCTCTAATAACGACCCACATACCCGTTTTTGCTACCTCTACGGCAACTGGTACAACAAAGATCGTACCTGGGCGGCCTCCGAAATCGTACACGGCGCTCGTGTGGCGCTCTCTCGTAGCGAGCCTTCGATTGGTACTTGGGGCGTTGAAACAGGACTTACTGGAACCCATCCCGATCATGGTGTTATGGATGATCCTATCGACTACGAGCAAATGGGAAAAGATGGTCAGTGGCTGGAGAAGGTCAACACTCACCTCATTAGTCTTGCGCCTGTATTCAAGGCAGATGCGCTCTTCATCTACACCGGCACCCGCTACCACGATGCAGACGCTATTGGAGAAGCTGTCCGCCTTGAGGGAGCAGAATCCGTCACCTCCATGCACATGCCAGGAGTCTTCACCGATCCCGAGGGCAAGTGGCGCGTCTTCTTCCGCGCAGCCCGAGCCGACGACGGCACCCCGACCTTCCCGGAAAACTGGCCGGAGAAGCGCCTCAAGGACTACGAGAAGCGCCACAACCTCCAGTACGCGGCCCAGCTCATGAATGATCCCAACACTGGGGCACACGTCCCACTCACCCGCGACCAAGTCGATAGTCTGTGGGTAGAGCCTGACGATGTGCCCCGCAACCTCCGCATCTCGCTCCACATCGACACTGCCTTCAAAAGCCGCATCACCATGAACCGGGGCGACGAATCAGTGTTCCTCTGGTTCGGCCACACCGTCGATGGCACCGGCGATGTCTACTTCCTAGGCGGCCACAGCAGCAACCAGTGGCGCGTGGAGAAGTTCATCGACCAACTTGTTATCGTCCTTCAGAAACTCAAACAGCAAAGGCTCTATCCCTTTGTCATCACCGATGAATCCGAAATCGGTGGCAAGACCGGCACCTGGGAAATGACTATCCAGAGCTGGTGCCACAACGCAAACTTGGTCTGTCCCCGCATTGAACTCCTACCTAGAGGAGGCAAGAAGAAGGTTCTCCGCATCATTGACGCGGCTGCATACTGGGTCAACGGGAATGTGAAGCTTGTTAGGGGTGCCCCAGGAGTTGACAAACTCATAGATCAAATGCTAAGAATTGGCACATCAGCTCACGACGACTGGGCAGATGCCGCATCCGACGTTTTTAACAAGCTCATCTACGTTCCTGCCAGAAGAGGATCCAACCACGACGACCAGCCACACATCGTTCGCCCTTGGGACCGCGAGCTGCAGCCAGGAGGAGTATCCGATGATGACATCCGAGCGCTATACGACCGCAGCTTCGAAGAATACGGCGGCCGAGATCCAATCGACTAAGGGTGGGGCCTGCGACGTGCCGTTCCTCCCGGCATCTTCGCTGAGTGTGCCAGCGAGTGCGCGGCCCCTTTCCTTTCCCGGCCAGGGCTTCAACCCCCTACTTCACATCTTCAAGTGAGCAATGAGCGCCAGTTCCTCGCCCAGACCGGAGCCCCTGTTGATGGTAACGGCAATGGCAACGGCAAGATCAAGCTCAGCTGGGGCCAGATCGTCTGGGGTATCGCCATGCTCATGGCTCTAGCCGCCTCCTGGTACGACATGAGATCCCAGATCGCCTCAGTCAGATACGACAATTCCCTCCAGCTCTCCAACCTCAGGGCCGAGGTTTCTGCCCTGAGGGTCGAGCTGGCCTTCCGCAGCCAGGTCATCGACCAGAGCACCGGCAATCTCGACCGCCGCGTGGACCGTCTTGAAGGCCGCCGCTAAATCGCGCGCGTCATTTATATCGCGTGGCGCGCGAGACTGCTGGCCCGGCCCCCAGGCTTTGGGTTTGCTTTTCATAAGAGGGGGTAGGTACCAAGACCCCTCCCCTTCAGGGGAAGGGGGTCTTGGGTACCCCCTCCAATATCCGAAGGATATCGTAAAGTCTATCCTGAGAATTCCCGTGCTCCGAATTGCTGAATCTCCATGGACTTGGGCGCATCAGAATCTCTTGCCAATGCGTAATACGTATTGGTTCTCATTTTCGCCCTCTATAACCCCAAGTCACATCTCGACTTACAAAACATGGAAGCAGCCCAAAAAGGAGCTAACTCATTATGGAATTGCCACTTGCATCCAATGGCAAGCCCAAGTGCCCAACCTGCGGTTGTTTCAATCCATCACCCATCCTGACGCCCGATGGGCTGGTCCTCTGCCGTCAGTGCACGCCCGAGCAGTACAGCGCCTTTCAGAGCCCAGTCAAGGCCCCAGCCAAGGGCAAGAGGGTAAGGGAACCCAAGAAGCGCCGAAAGCTCTACACGCCCACTCAATGGTCCATGCTGACAGCCCAGGGAAACGTCTGTGCTTGCTGTGGAGTAGAGGGATGGGGCATGCTAAACAGCGGGGAGCCCTCCAAACGGGGCTGGATACTCAAATCAGCCAAGGGCCCTCGCAAGCTGGGAATCTTCTGCCGCTCCTGTGCAGCCGGGTTCCAGAAGCACCGTATCAGTTTGAAACGGTTCGCAGAGGCCAGACGTGGGCCTAGTGGTGATGGATCTAGAGATCAAGGAGGCGGTGGATCCCAATGACCCCAAACGAGACTGGGCAGCAGCCCGATCTGGCAAACTGGGTGTGTCCGTGGTGTGCATCTACGACTACGAGACCGACCGATATCACTTCTACGACGACTTCTGCCTCACCGAAGCCGTGGCGCACCTTGAGTCGGCTGAATGTGTGGTCACATTCAACGGACAGGAGTTCGATCTCCCGTGTCTTGGCGGAGTCTTTGGACGGTCAATCCGCCCCCGAGGACACTACGATATCCTGCAGGAAGTGTGGAAAGCACTGGGTAGGCGAGTCAAAGGTTATGGACTTGGTCCAATCAGTGAGCGAACTCTCGGACTCTCTAAGTCAGGCCATGGAATCCATGCGACAGATCTTTGGAACGAAAATCGAGTAGCCGAGCTATACACCTACTGTGCTGCAGATGTACACTTGACAACCTGTCTGTTTGACCACATAATGGACACGCATACGATTGTAGGCATGGGAGGAGACAAACTTTGCCTCAGACCCTATGATACGGTCATGGAGAGCCTAAGTGCCCGATACACCGAGTAGCTCAATCCCATATGCACCACCCGGCCCCGCGCCTGCTCTAGCTCCCACCACTGGGAGCATCGACAGCCTCATCAACGTCATCCGGGAGCGTCGTGCCCATGCCCTAAACCGTTACGTCAACTTCTTCCGCAAGGTGGCCCGGTGGTACGATCTCTATCGCGGCATCTATTCCGGCCGTTTCCAACCTTTCCGAAACAACATCCACATTCCATTTCTCTTCTCCGTCATTCAATCCGACGTGGCCCGCAAGGTCCAAACTTCCTTCGGCGCATGGCCCATCGTGGACTTTATTGGCTACGGCCACGGAGACCAGAACACCGCCCGTAAGAACGCCACTCTCATCTCAGCCCAGATGAAGGACTGCGACTCCTTCGTCAAGGCTGTCGACTTCTTCCTCAGTGCTGATATGTACGGCACCGGCATCGCGCGCGTTGGCTGGAAGCAGGAACGGCGGATGGAGCAGCGGCGTTCGATGCTACCCGGATCTGATGGCGCGTCTCGCGAGAGTGTAGTGAAGGGCTATGTGAATCGGTTCGATGGCCCGAACTGGGATGTTATCGACATCCTCGATTTCTGGGGCCAGCCTGGGAAGCGCAGCATCTCGGAGATGGCGTGGGTGATTCACCGCTACTACCTCGATTTGGATGAGGTTGACGAGATGGCGGCGCTAGGTATTTTTGATTCCAAGGCCGTCAGCCAGCTCAAAAAGGGCTCTAGCCTCCCTACCGGCGAGAACGAAGGTCAGGGAAGGCTAAGTATCTACCGCTCATCCTCGGAGTTCGAGGCGCGTCGGACTGAGCGTTACGCACGCCCCGTCGAGATCTGGGATATGTGGGGACGCGTCCCTGCCGAGTTTGCGTCTGACGGCCTTGTTCATCGGGTGGTCACACTGGCCAATGGAACCACGCTGCTGCGAAACCGACCGATGCCCTTCTGGCACGGCCAGCTGCCCTTCCTCGCCTACTCGCCTATGCCAGATCCCCACTATTTCCATGGGCCTGGGAAGGTGGAGATCGGGGAGAAGATGCAGTTCGCAGCTAATAGGTTTGCCAACCAGAAGATGGATGGGCTAGATATTGGTGTAGACATGATGTGGCTGGTGGATAGGTCTAGGGGCATCAATACTTCGAATCTCTACTCTAGGGCTGGTCGGGTGATTGGGGTGGATGGGCCGGTAGATGAGTCGGTCATCCGTCCAATTTCGCCGGATATGCGAGGTCTCCAACTTGCTTATCAAGAGATCGCGACATTGTGGGGTTGGATTCAGCAGGGCACTGGTATTGTGGAAGACACGGTCAGCGGCATGCCGTCCTCAGGACGCCAAACCGCCCGAGAGTTCATGGGACGACAAGAGAACGTCCTCACCCGACTCATGCTCGAAGCCAGACTAGCTGAGGAGGCATTCATTGAGCCTCTGGCTAACCAGTTTGTGGAGCTGAACAAGCAGTTCCTGACAGTTCCCCATGAAGTGAAGATTCTTGGCTCTGACGCGACGGTTAACCCGATTACGGGGTATCCAATGCCTCAGGAACCCACACAGATGGGCCTAGAGGATATTAACCACAATTATCGGGCCCGCGCTGTTGGAGCCACCCAAATGCTCGGGCGGCAGGTGCGGCAACAGAACCTCATGGCGTTGCTACAGACTATGCAGGTTAACCCGGTGGCGGTGCAGATGGTCAACTGGGCCTCGTTCCTGAGGCAGACCTTCGAAGCCTTCGACTTCCGCAACATCGACGAGCTGCTGCTCACCCAGCCCAATGCAGTGAACCAGCAGGCAGCGGCTGGTCCGCAGAAGCCGCCGACGCCGGAAGAGCAGCAAAATGCGGCGATGTCGCCCCAGGGAATGGGGGGCCAGGGGGGGCCTCAGGGTGGTGGAATGCCGCCTGAGGTTATGCAAGAGATCATGGGGCAGATGGGTCAATGAAGCGTAGTTGGAGAGCAAAGGACACGAAGAGCTGTATTTACTGTGATAGCCCTAATGTCATTCACTGGGTCATCAATGGCACGGGGGTAGTGGTCCACAAGTGTGAGGACTGCAAGCAGAAATGGGATGATCCAGTCGAAGAGGAGGCTTAGGTGGAGTTGCCGTTCGAGAATGAGGACCAATTGTGGGCTGCTGTAGAAAACCTCTTGACAAGTGAGGGGTGGACTGGGTATATTGTTCCTAGTCTTGAAGCAACCATGAAGTCTGATTTGGTTGCTCTAAGTTCAGCAAAGCGTAGTGAGACCACCTCAGATGACTTTCTGAGGGGTCGCATTGCGATGGCTGGCTCGCTGCTCAATGTGCTTCCGGCAAAGCTACTGGAGTACAGGGAGAAGGCGAATGAGCCGAAAGCGGAGATCCTGAATGCTGACGGCCAACCCGTCAGCGCAGGGGATCCATATGGAGAGAATCTAGAGAGTGGCCAACCCACTCTCGAAGGAGTGTAAGCGATGACGGTCAACCCGTTTCATCCAGGGCTAGAAGAGGGCGGGGGCCAACCCCCTGAGCGACTGCTAGCGGGGAAGTACAAGTCTGTCGAAGAGCTGGAGAAGGGATATCTCAACCTTCAGACGGTTGAGAATCAAAACAATCAGCGAATTATGGCTCTGGAGGATAGATTCCAGGGCGATATTCGTGTGAACCCTGCTGAACGATCCGCTGCCAGAAAGAGGCCGGAAGACGCGCTTGAGGAAATCGGAATTGACCCGACTGTGATCGGGGAGTTCCTAGAGCAGAAGCTCAATCAGGCGCTGAATCCGATCATTCAGGGGGCCCAGGCTAGGGAGCAGCTTAAGCGTAGTTACCCGAACTTCGAGACTCTTGAGGGTGAAGTCGCAACGTTCATTCAATCAAACCCCGAGATCAAGCAGAGATATCAGCGGATGTTCCAAGCTGACCAGGGTGGGGCGATGGAGTGGGCAATCAACCGATATCAGGCTGCACAGGGCGGCTCCCGCGAGAGTGCGACTGGCGCAGAACAGTTGAGTAACCGACTCGATGCGATGCTGCCAGGGCAAGGTGCTGGAGCGACACCGAGAGGAGCTGATATTGGGCAGGCTCAGAGACTTGAGGCCCTGCAGGGTGCCTACGAACATGCCGTAAAGACTGGTGATTGGAGCCGCTATATGGGTCTGCGGATCGATGAAGCTGTGCCGGATAACCACATTTCGAGGGTTCCTGGCACCTTCTAAGAGACTCTAATGCCTAATGTAGCCCTATTTCAGACTTACGACTTCGGATTCGGAGCGGGTTCGTCTAACCGCGAAGATCTTCTGGATGTCATCGTTAATATCGCGCCGTATGAGACGCCGTTCTTCTCTACGTGCCCGAAGACTACCACCAAACACACGACTCACGACTGGCTTGAGGACAGCCTTACGGCTGCATCCGGTAATCCCTACGGTGTGTACTTCGAAGGTGCTGACTTCACGGCCCAGGCGGTGTCCAACCGTTCGCGTAAGACCAATGTGACACAGATCTTCCGTAAGGACATCAACATCTCGGAGACTCAGCGGACGGTCAACCCGGCTGGACTGAAGGATGAGTATGCGTATCAGGTGGGCATTGCGCTGAAGGAAATTGCGCGTCATATTGAGACGCGTATCTTTGCTTCGGCTGCTTCTGCGACTGGTGCCTCAGGTACTGTGCGTCTGCTGAAGCCCCTTGAGGGTTTCATCGCGACCAACACGGCATCTGCGGCCTCCGGTCTTGTGACGAAGGCTAGCCTCGATGCATTGATCGAGGCGGTCTACATCGCTGGTGGAGCGCCTGACCGTCTGTATATGTACCCGAACACCAAGACTCAGTATGCCTCTGTGCTTGGTGGAACGGCGGTCAACTACCGGAATATTGCGGCCCAGGATCAGCGGGTGGTGGCGAATGTCGACGTGTATCAGTCGAACTTCAACATTATCCAGCTGGTGCCTGATCGCTTCGTGCCGGGCGCGTCTGTGACCACGGGCTATGGACGTAACTGGCTGATTGAGAGCCCGAAGGCACGAATTGCCTTCCTGCGACCGATTAAGCACGTGCCGCTGCCGCCCAACGGTGATAGCACTCGTGGTATGATTCTGGGTGAGCTGACTCTGGAGCTGATGGCCGAGGCTGCTCACGGCAAGATCATCAATCAGGTTACTGCGTAAGCAGGGACCTAATCCCAGCCTGGGGCCTAGTGCTGGCCCCAGGCTCTTGGGGTTCCAATGGCAGAAGATGCAGCAGCACAAGATGATGGTGGGATTGATCCTCTAAATATTGATCCAGGTGGGGATCCAGTAGGAGGGGGAGGCGGTAGTTCTTCTCCTTCAGCTCCTAATCAGCAACAGACTACCACAAGTAAGAAGGATCCTAACCAAAGTGAGGGCGTTGTGAAACTAGACCCGATGAAACGACCTGGGTGGCTTGGCAATGCTCCCGGAGCCTACAGTGGTAGTATCAACGATATCTCAAATGCCCTGCGTATCATCGGTGAAATCGCTGAGATGGACAAGGGCAATGGGCTTGGTTGCTACTACGGAACTGGCTTCGATGAGACTGGTGAGCCTATGCTTGCAGCCGATACCAAAGCTGCGGCTGAAGATAGTAATGTAGAATATATGCCAGACTGGGCATATTCTCGTAGTAATTGGCAGCTTCCCAAGAGTTCTAACGGCGATCCTTATGCAGGGAAAGGAAAGATGTAAGTGAAGGTTGACCTGGGCTGTGGAAATGAGAAGAGGGAAGGCTATGTCGGCGTCGATCTGGTAAAACAGGACGGCGTCGACATTGTTTGTGACATCGTTAAAGATGGCCTCCCCTTCATGGAAGGAGAGGTGGAAACCATTAGCTCTAGCCACTTTCTCGAACACATCCCCAACGAGGATGTGGTTCCATTCCTTAAGGAGTGTAGACGGGTTCTACAGCCTGGGGGGCTAATTGAGATCGTGGTCCCAGATCTGATCTGGGTGCTAAAGACCTTCCTGGACCTGAAGGAAAGCGAGCGCTGGGGCTTTCCCCTCAAGACCATCTTTGGGCAACAGACAAATGATGGTGAGTTCCACAAGAATGGATTCTCCAGAGAGCGGCTTGCTAGTGCTATGACACAGGCTGGATTCACGGTTAAGGTGTGTATGCCAGTATGGACTCACAACCAGCAGTCACTACTGGCTAGGGCCATCAAATGATTAGTGCTCCAAACATCCTGTTGGGTGGTGAGGATGAGGCTGATTGGGCAACCGATGCCTACAGGCTCGCCGAGAGGATGCCACGTCATGGCTGGTACATGGATGGTATCAAAGAGCTGAGGAATGCCTACCGACAAGAGGTTGATTACAAGGGAAATGTGCTGAAGAGTAGCCAGCATCTAGCTAGCATCCCCTGGTATGTGATGACAGGACTGCTAGGTAGGTATGGATATGATTTGATGGCTGATAATGGTAAGTTGTTTAAGAAGTGGTTGGATAAGCACCCGGAGTATAAGATCGCCCGATGACCATGCAGATCTGTAGCTTCCAGCCGCCGCCTATGAACGCCATTGTCTACTACCGGCTCACTGTGCCTATCGAGACAATGGTAGATCTAGACTACGATATCCGGTACATGATTGACGACTTCCATCCCCGTATTAAGCCTGAGGAAAGAGAGGAGATGGCAGCGGCGGCAGACCTCATCCACAGCCATCTACTGAGCCTCATGGCAGTGATGTCAACGCCTAGTCGGATTAACAAGGCCACACCGATGTGGTATGGGGACACAGGGGATATCAAGTATCCTCCAGCCGTAATCATGGATATTGATGATGCCTATGATTATGTGAGCGTAACCAACCCGGCATTTGCGGAGTGGGGTGTTAGGGGGCCAGACGGTAATCTACTGCAGAGGGGAGCACAGATCATGGCTACCATGGAGGATGGGACCATGGAGACCATGTTTGCTGATGGCCAGCCCTACTACGTAAATGAGGTTCCTGGGGGGATGTTTAGTATTGAGCAGAATTATAAGAACCATGCTCGGGCTAAGATTGTGATGATTGAGGCAAATGCAGTGACGGTGTCAACTCCTTATTTGAAGAAGCACTATGAGGAGCTGAATGGGCTGAAGAATGTGTACGTGTTTCCCAACTGCATTCGATTTGATCATTATGACAAGGTGGAGCTAGCGCCTCATCCCAAGGAGATTAGGATCCTATGGACGGGTGGAGCGTCGCACTTTGAGGATCTGAAGCCAATCCGGTTTGCCCTCCTCAACACCTTGAAGAGGTACCCACACGTCAAGCTAATCATCTTTGGGCAAGACTACGTTTGGCTGCGTCAGATGATGCCAGCCGAGCAGTTCGAGTTCATTGAATGGGTGCCTTTTGACCGCTATCGCCTCAAGCTAGGCACCCTTGGGCACGACATTGCCCTGTGCCCTCTCCTAGACACGGTGTTTAATCAATCCAAGAGTGCGATCAAGTGGTATGAGAATACGGCTATCCACCACCCAGCGGCCTGTATTGGGGCTAATGTGGGGCCCTATAAGGAAATTGAGGATGGGAAGACTGGATTGCTGTATAATACACCAGAGGAGTTTGAGGAGAAGCTGTCCACTCTGATTGAGAACGCTACGCTGCGCGCCGAGCTTGCTGGAAACGCGGTTGATTGGCTGCACGAGAACCGGGATGCGATGAAGGAAGTGCCCAAGCTGTATGAGTTTTACCAGCAGGTGCGAAAGGAGCACATCGAAAGCTACGATCTCCTACCTGCAGGAGTCTAAATGCTTAGACAGACAGCCACAACGCTCCTGCAGGGGGCCACTAGAGTGTCCGAAGCTGCAGGTGCTTCAGCCTCCACAGATCTAGTCACCAAAGCCATCTATGCTGTAATTGCTGCCCTACAGCACTGGTCTAACTCGCACAACTGGAGCTACCTCCTCACCACAGCTCCTCCCATCACTCTAGTTGCCCCCTTCGATGTAGCCTCGACCACGAATGGGACCGCTACTCTAGCCTCCTCTACCCTGTTTGGTAGTGTGGTGGCTGGGGATCTGATCTCTGGGACTGGGATTGTGCCGGAGACCCTGGTCCAGACTGTGAACAGCACATCATCTATCACCATGAATGTGGCTGCTACAAACTCGGCAGCCATCACAGCCACGTTTGCCCGGCGCGATTATGCCGTTCCGACCTCGACTGGAACCTACTTTAAGTTTCTGTATAGCGCGCGGCTCCTCTCCTCGCCGAGAGTGTTGTATCCCATTGATGTGCGACACTATGATAGGAGCATCTTTAATCAGACCTATGCGATTCCTACCCACTATACGCTGTATACCATTGGAGGGGATGCCAAACTCAGGCTGATTCCTACACCATCTACTGCGGATACACTGATCCTAAAGTACTACAGGGCGATGACGATTCCTGCTGTTGGAGATACCACTTCTGTACTAGACATCCCTCAGGACTATGAGTTCTATCTACTGGGGTTGGCCAAGGCTCTCTTCTTGGCTGACAAAGGGGGTGATCCAGAAAGGCAGCAGTTCTGGTGGAATTATGCAACTCAGGGTCTGAGGCAGGCTAAGGATGATGATAGTAGGATGCCGGATGATGACTCAGGGTTCATGCCTGGGTCTACGATTGCTACCCCGTATAACCCCAATAGCACAGTTGCCTTCACGGTTGACCTCTAATGGCTAGACAGAGAGAAGATGTAGATCAGGGGCTGGTCACTGCTGACAACCCCACCGATCTGCCTCCTGGAGCACTTCAGGTTGCCAATAACCTGATCTATCGCCCCAGCTCAACCTCACTGACTGTGGCTCCGTCTCGCCTCTATGACGCGGCAAGCACAGTTTTCGGGTCGAACATCACGGGGCTGCGCTTCTGTGCCTTTGATTTCGTGCCAGCATATGTGAATCTAGTGTCTGGGGTTACAACGTTCACGGTAGTCACGGGCTATAGCCTGACTGGAGTTTCGGTTGGGGCTAAGGTTTATGGCGATAACATCACGATTGGGACGACAATCACAAATGTGGGATCCCCTACGCTCTCTGCGGCCCCGACGAAAACGAGCACGCAGTTCATCTTCATCCAGGCAGACAACTACTTGGTGGCTCAGACGGGCGGAACGTACCAGCTCGCACAGCTCCCAGCGTCAAGCACAACCCTCACTTTCACGAGTCTGGGTTCGGTTACTGAGGGCGCTACGCTGGATTCCGTCCACTATTCGAATGAGCACGTTCTTCTAAATGGGAAGAATGCCAACCTAATCCTCAAATCCAATAAGGCTACCCGGCAGCATGGGATGCTACCAGTGGTGGATAAGCCCAATGTGGTCCCTACTACGAGCGGTGGGACTTGGTCGTATGCTGATGGGGCTGGGATCTATGGCTATTGGACCACAGAGTCGGATGAGTCGAATGTCATTCGGAAGTCTGATGGGACCATCATTGGTGGGGCTGGAGTTGAATCGACCTACGAGGGCCTGCCCGAGCTTGTGAACATTGTCAACACGAGCTACTACACCACGGTGACTCGCCCTGCCCAGGTGAACAGTACTGCGACTCACTGGAAGCTGTGGCGGACCAATAAGTACACCGCGACAACCATTGATAAGGCGACTAAGGAATCCCAGTTCCCAGTGGGCTATCTGGTCTCCAAGGCCCCTATTAGCCAGCTAACGATTGTGGATGGGATCAACACAGCTACCACTCAGACTAACAAGACAGCTACAGTCGTAGAGTCGAACACTAGCCAGACTGGCAATACCTGGGGCTTCACTAGCGGATCCATCATCACGGCTCTGGCTACTGCTGATGCTACCAACTTCGCTACTCTAGACACCACTGGGATGTCAGGGCTGCAGACTGCGGTGCTGAGGCTGGGATCGTTTGGATTTAACACAGCTACCATTACCCCTCCAGTGGTGGGGATCGTAATTACGGTGAAGGGTAAGGTTAGCTCGTCGACACTTGGCTCTGGATTCAAAATCCGGCCGGTAATCTTCCCGGCTAGCCCTGGGTCGGTGGGCACGTCAGCAAGCTCGGCGCGCACCGTGACGCTCACCACGACGAACACCCAGTTTGGACTGCCTGTGAATGGTGGGACGGCTGATCTGTGGGGCTACAAGGATCTGGTGGCAGGGGACTTTGCCGATGGGAAGTTCTCTGTGGAGTTGTCGGTTCAGGGATCCGCTGTGGCTGGGGTGATTATTAACATCGACTTCCTGGCGGTGACGATCTACTACAACCAGGGAACTCAGACGACGGAGAACCTGTTCCCGGCGATTTCGGTGACGAGCTATGATGCGACTACTGCGGTGGGTAGGGATGGGCCGCCTCCTGTGGCTAGCACTGGGGATGTGTTCCAGGATTCGCTGGTGGTGAATGATGTGACGGATGACAGCGTGATTCGCTATTCGCATCCTACCAAAATTGATTCGTTCCCGAGGCCCTATTACCTGAATTTTGAGACCCGAGAGCAGGATAAGGTGACTAATGTTAAGGCCGTGGGCAATGTGCTGATCGTTGGCCTGAGGCGGCAGATCTATCGGGTGAACTACCTGCCTAGGGCCTCAGACGCACAGTTTGACCAGGGCAGGGCCGCCGAGCTTGTTGAGTTTGGCCATGGGATCGTGGGAACTCAGGCAGCCACGCTGGTGGCACTGGCTGACACTCCCCAGCAACTGGCTTATGTGAGCCAGTATGGGATGCACATCACGGATGGGTATAGGACTAGGTTGGTGAGTGGGGATTTGAACTGGACTGGGCTAGGCATCAATCCAATGGATCAGGTGATCTTGGTGAACAACCCGGAGCTGTTCTGTCTTGAGATGTACTACGGAACCAATGGTACGAACAATACCAAGGTACTGTATGCGTCTTACCATCCTCAGCATCTGAAGCAGAGTGGGCAGTTCAAGTTCGCTGGGCCCATTGACTACACATGCTATGCGGCCTCGGTGGGATATCCTTCTAGGGCTGCATCTGACTTCGGGATTAGCAAGATCTACACGGGGAGTGTGCCAAAGGTGGTGGAGGAGGAGCAGGCATTCGGGACTACCTATGCTGGTGGGGTGGTGAATGCAACCACGGCTGATGGTGGGGCTAGCAGAACTCTACTGGTTCCTACCCTGACAACGCGGAGGATGGAGCTAGGAGGATTTGGGAATGAATGGAGGGCCAAGGAGTTCTATGTGGCCTATAGTGGAGCAGGAACTGAGGTGGTGACTGTGACTCCAACCCTGTATAGAACTAATCAGGCTAGCTCAGGAGTTGCTGCACAGACCTTTACGAGTGCCTCAACTAAGACTGTGGGGCAGATGATCTTTGACAATCTGGGTGAGGGTATTCAGTTCCAGGTTGCACCTACAGTTTCTGCACCGAGTACTTGGGCTGTGGATTATCTGGTGATTGAGGGAGAGAATTTCGAGGCGGAAGAGCATGCGTAATCCCCTGGCAAATATCAATCCCTCTGTGATTGATGAGCCTATCTCAAGACGTTATTTTGAGATCATTAAGGGGGCTCTAGAGGAGCTTAGCCGTAGTACAGCTAAGATTATCCCTGCTGGAAATAATCCATCGGGAGTGAATGGGGATCCCAATTTTAATGCGGGAAATTATCTCTATCTTCCGGGAAGAACTGGTGGACAGACTCTTAGATCAGGTGGATTCACAATCCTATCAGATCAGGGAGTCAATCCTATCTTCACAGTTTCTAGTGGTGATGGCTCTGACCGTGTACGGTTTGAACCAGGAAATGATCTAGCTTCATATTCCAGTGATACTCTATTTTATCCTAGTGGTGGAGCTGGAGTAGCTATTCGCAATCAGGCTGGAGGAGCATCAGGAAGACTATCTATTGGTGTTGCACCATCAGGTGCTAGTGCCTCTCTTGATATTCGTGGTGAAGCTGGTGCAGCTGCAGTACTTCAAGGTATCATTGGTGTTGGAGGGACTGGACCAGTTATTACTGGTAATTGTGGTGCACAAGGAACCTTTAGTGTTACTTCCTCTGCACGAATGACTCTGGTATCTGGTGCCTCACAAACCGCTGGTGATATGTGCCTTATTCAGAATGCAGGAAGTATTGCCTCAATTCCACTAGCTGTCCAGGGAAAAACTAGTCAGTCTGGAAATCTGCAGGAATGGAGAGATGGGACTGGGGCTGTTCTATCATCTATTACAAGTACTGGTCAGTTCTCTGGTCCGTTTGCGGGATCAGGAACCGTTACAGTAGCCGATAACCTTTTCAATGTTGTTGATGGTGCAGCGCCAACTAAGATCGCCCAGTTCAAGTGTGATTCCATTACTGCAGGAGTAACTCGTACATTCACCTTCCCAGATGTGACAGGTACACTTCCAACTCTAGAAAATGCCCATACAGTACTGGGAAATTGGACTTTTAGTAATGGCAATACCACTAAACTCGGCCTGCCTGGGGGTGGAGATTCTATCATCGTTGGGGTGAATGATGCGGCATCGTATAGCGGGAATGGTTTCATTCTAGATGATGGAAGTGGGTTCAAGGGTGAAATATCATGTAATGTAGCAATGACTGGTAATCGTAGTTGGAGCCTTCCAGATAGTGACGGTGTTATCCTAGTTTCTCCTATCTCTCTTACCGCCACCGCACTTAGCAATACCGCTTCATCTGGTTTCTCCTTTAGAGATAACACAACCAATACTAAGCGTCTCCGGTTTGTGCTATCGGGTGCTGTTGGGAATAATAACATCGTTGTTTCTAGTACTGCTGCCCGAGCCTACACCCTGCCTAACGATGATATGACGGTGGTAGGGCAGGTGGGAAGTTCGGCTCTAACAGGACAAACAGCCTCGGTTGGAGCCACAACTCTACGTACTACAACACATGCTGGAGTGTACCGAATCTCGATTTATGCCGTCTTCACTGCCGTGACCGTGCCGGGGAACCTAACCCTGACGGCGCTTTGGACCGACCCACAGCAGGCACAGACGCTTACGGTGAATCGTGGAGGTTCGATTGCCTATACTGCGGTTGGTAGTATTGAGGAGGGAAGCGTTACAGTTAGAGCGACATCTGGGACTACGATCCAGTTTTCCACTACCCAAACTGGGACTGGTACCTATAATGTTTATGCTACTTGTGAGGTGGTAACGAATAGCTAAATGTGGTATAATACAGCCGTTAGACTCTGAAAGGGGGTGACTTATGCTTCCGTGGTTGATTCCAGCTCTGTTCTCCGCAGGCGGTATTGGGTCCTCGTTCTGGGCCCAGGGACAGCGACAGGCGCAGTTCAATAGAATCATGAACATGATCAAGTGGGCTCAGAATCCCCAGAACGTGCTGGGGGAGACCACTGGGCTGTACAATGGCATGCTGGCCTCGCCGATGTTTACTGCGGCTAGGAATGATGTGTTCTCTGGGGCTCAGCAGGCGCAGAACTCGCTTGATGCGAGGATGGTTGGCTCAGGGGTGACTGGTGGGATGAACTCCATGCAGCAGGCCATGGGTGCCTCCCTTCCTGGCCTTCGTATGGCTGATCTCCGTGGCAACCTGTGGAACAGCGCCCTGGGTAGTACCCAGCAGAATATCGCAGGGCGGATTGGCGTTGCGGCTCAGGCGCTGGGGCAGCCTAGTGGGGCAGAAAACATCATGGGCAGTACCCTGGCTGCGTTGGGGCCGATGATTCAAGCGTACATGTACAAGAATCGGATGGGTGGGATGCGGCAGAATCCGCATATGTTTGCGAATGATTGGGCCAACTGGGGTGGGCAGGATATGATGCAGTCACGTTGGTAAGGAGTGGCCATGCCTCAGTATACGAAAGACACGGTACACAATAAAGAGGAACTCAGGGCTTACGTCCGGCAGATCGCCCCTCGCTACCACATTCATCCTGATATCGCTGAGGCACTTCTCTCCAAGGAATCAAACTACGGCCAGTCCAACTACAATGATGAGGGAGGAGGAATTGGAGCCCGTGGGCCGTTCCAGATTCGAGGTCCCGCTGCCAAGGACATGGGAGTTACTGATCCAGATACACTATTCGATCCCGCCGTTAACGCGAACGTCGGCCTTGGTTATCTACAGAGACTCATTGGAAAGTTTGGTATCCGGGGCGGACTTGCGGCATACAACCAGGGAGCTGGAGGAGTTCAGGGGAGTCCCTCCCAGCAGATGGCTGGGCTCTCGTATGCTGATGATGTTCTCGGAAGGATGCAGAGAATTCGTCAGATGGGTGGACCGCTTTCGCCTATGAATGACACCTATATGCCCCAGCCCCAGAATGGAATTATGTCCGTATTCCCAGGTATGGAGGGGCTGCTCAACTGGATTGGCCAGGGAGAGGGTACGCCGCCCGACTTCCAGAGCATGATCTCAGATGCTAGTGGCCGAGAGCAATCAGCTGCTGGAAGGCTAGACCAGGCTGGTGCTGGGCTAGATACCTCAGCGATTCAGCAGCAGATGGATCAGACGCAGCCGCCAGCGTCTGGGGATTTCATGAATCGGCTGTTCAGCAACCTCGGCAGCGCGCTGACAGGAAATCCGATGTTCGCACAGGCTGCGCTCCAGCAAGAGCATGAGCGAGACACCGCGCGGCGCTCCGAGATTGTAAGGAAGAACATCACAGCTTATGAGCGGGCTGCTAATGAGTATGAGAGGGCTGGGAACTACACCCAGGCTGTGAAGATGCGGCAGGCTGAGTATGCAGAGCGGGTAAAGCACGATCAGGTCACGGCTAGGGCAGAGCTGGGATCCCAGGCTGTACGGGCCTTTGGTGATATCCAGGATACGTATGTCAAGATGGGCCTGCAGATGGATGAGAATGGGATGCTGAAGGTAATTGGTAAGGGGGTGCTGTCAAAGGGTGTGGCTATGAAGCGGGAGGACTGGCAAAAGAGCATGACAGATATTGACAAGGCTCTGGCCGATGCCAACTCCTCGAAGAATGTAAACAAGAACTATCCTGAGGTCAGGGCCCAGCTAATGATGAACAAGATTGCGCTGGCTGGGACGCCGAGCGAGGGGATGTCAGCAGGAGATCTGTGGGCCCAGATGGCGCAGTATGCGCCATGGCTGGCTCCCAAGGATCTAACCGACAACTTCATGATTAGCCTGCGACGCAACCCCAATCTGGAAGGAGCTGAGGCTTACTTCAAGCTGGCGGGTCAAACTCCTCCCAAGGGTGGGGAGGGGACACCTAAGCCTAAGGTTGAGGCCAAGCTAGTGAGTGCAGAGTCGATGGAGGAGCAGAAGCTGGCCGGGGCTCAGAGTGTACTAGATCATCTTGAGGAGCTGGATAATAGGCCGGATGTGGATGTGCCTATTCAGGTGCTCACCCATGCTAGACAGCAGGTAGTTAAGGCCAAGAAAGCCCTGCAACAATCGCAGGATACGAAGATGCGGCTTTCTGGTGGAACTCCAGCAGGCGGTGGTGGAGTATCAGCGCCTAGGAATCCCTAATGGCTGATCCCAATCTGGCATCCTTTCAGACTGCCCTCCAGTCTGGACAGGGGGGTGCTAGCCTGTATTCCCGCATGGCTGGGCAGAATCAAACCTCCAACAACGTCTTCGATGATCTGTTCCAAGGGCTGAAGAATGACTTTGCCATGTCAGTTAAGTCAATCCCTCATTTGGTAGATGCCGTCCAGAACTGGGGTAAGGATGATGGGGCAGATGAGGAGACTAAGGCCCTTCGTCGTCGGGCTGTGGCTCTGGCTGCTACTACAGCTTCTGCTTATGGACTGTCAGCACTAGCGGCTGCTCTGTCAGATGGAGCGGCTGTGCCGTTCCTAGCCCCAGTGCTCAAGATTGCACAGAGCGCTGCCGGGCAGATGGCCATCGCAGGCGGCGAGAACGTGATGTACAACCGACTGGATACTGCACCGGGCCAGCCCCAGCATGACGTGTCTTCGTTCCTCCAGGGCGCTGCGATTGGTGGAGTATTCCATGGGCTAGGCTCCTTTTTCAAGAATATGGCGGCTAGCCGGAGGGGCCTGACTCCTGGGCCGTCTCCTGTGCTACCTGAGCCGGTGGTGGATAACATCCGTGAGGCGGGTGGAGAAACGGTGTCGTCAGTGCAGCCCATCAAGACTAGTACCATGCAGGGGGCGCTGAAGCAGTACTACCTGGAGCAGAATACTAATCACCCAGATTTGGCGGGGACGTTTAATAGGGACAAGAGACTTGAGTTTGGGACTACAGCACTGGGTAAGGCTGAGCCAATCAAATCGTTTAATGAGCTGACACCAGACGAAGTAAATCAGCTTACAGAGACGCTGAGAGTGAGGCGGGGAGAAGCCCCCCTCAAGGCTACAGCAGCCAATGTGGGCCCAAAGATGTTCATGCGGGTCAGCAAGACCATGTCGACTGAGTTCCCCGACGCTAGCCACGCACAGCTGTATAGGCTGGGGGAGAGTGGAGCTGTTGATCCGGC